TCTGTAAGCCCTGGCGCTACGGTGTTACGCAGTGCTGAGAGCATCTCTACATTGTTTTGTGTTATAAGTTCTTTAGTCATTTATTCCCCTTAATTAGTACTACATCTTACAGAACATTAACCTAGTTTTTTAGCCAGTGAAAGCACCTTTCTTGCGTATTGTTGACCCTCCTTACAGTTAATTCTTCCGCAATTATAGACGATTAGAGCGTGATGCAGTGAGCCGGTTCGATCTATCTCCTCTCGCAAAATTTTAGCCCCGCAGCGTACATTATGCGTCGGGTCCCACAGCTTGTCGGCCTGCCACCCGCACCGTTTGGCGTTAAACGGCATAACCTGAGACAAACCACGAGCACCTACTCTGCTTTCCGCTTGTGGATTACCCGCTGACTCGACCTGTATCAAAGAATGATACACCTTCCGATCTATCCCGTAGGCGTCAGCTGCTCGATTAACCTCTTGGCTTATAACGGCGCTAGAATGACCGCTATTGAGTCCAAAGAATCGAGTCACATGATAGGATAGGTTGGGTGGCAAACCGACTACAGCGGCGCTTGTGGCTAGTAATAAAGCCCCACCGACCCATGATGAGTCAGCGGGGCTCTGTCTTATTTCTTTTTCCATTGTTGCACCTGTTCCACGGGGTCGTTACCGAGAACTTGAGTTTGGATACCTATCCAGCAGGTAACGGCACCGACAAAAAACATTACGTGCAGTAACGAGACAATTAGGCCGGTTGGAGTAAACAGAAGCTGTTTGATATTGTTGATCATGGTTGCACCTATTTTAGGTCAGTAGTCGGTTGAGTGTAGCAGTCAACAAAGTAGCACTTGAGCGGAACTTTGTTTTCTACGTTAGTGCGGCTAGATTCCTGCCGTTCGTCAACACGATAGACACCTAGCCGACCACCCAGTTCGATTCCAGTACAACCAGACAAAAGGCACAATAAAGCACAACAGAGTAATGTTCTCATAAGTTTCCCCTAATTTATTCCTAGTTAATGATCCCGAACTGGCAATCAACAGCACACCCTAAGATGTGCCATTCATTGCCAGAGGTTCACCAAAGGTCTACGCCTCGGATCGGATTCCCAAGAGCGTCGTTGGGTACCACCTTGGTTACAGTCTCAGAGTCCACAAGGTCACGGCTAAAGTCCTGGCCGAGTAACGTGTTGGGTCTATCACTGCGGGTTGTAGTGACCACGCTGTAGCCTGTACCCCAAGGACCACTACCTCTAGGGACTGGGAGGATAGGCTGAACAGGTATCCCGTACACCGGCTGCGGGTTGGGGTCAGGGTCTACCCCGATGCTGTTAAGCTCATCGAACTGAGCTAAAGCGGTGGTTGGGATCAGGGCTAGTGCTAGTAGTAATGCTCTCATGACATGTCTCCTTAATCGGCGGTAGTCCAATCGTTACGGTTGTCGCTGTCAGGACGGCAATGAGCCATTAGCACCTGGCAGGCTTTGATGATGGCGTACATCTGGTCAAGTTCCGCCTTTAGAGCCTGGTTGTCACGGTCGGTTGCTAGCATGCAAACCAACTCGTGGGACCAATCGATCGCCATTGTGCGCTTGAGCGAAAGTTCAACCCAGAGTTTGTCGTTTCTTGTCATACGTAATCTCCTTAGTCGGTGAGTAACTCTCACCATACCTCAATGATATGCTATGTAGGATGTAGGAGTAAATAGGTAGGATTCAATGTTATTCAAAAAAAACTTAAAGATTTATCGGTAACAGAATCAAATACTTAAACGCGAATTCAATCTTTTTACAAAAAAAGTGAAAAAAGTTTTGAATAAAATCGAGGTCTATTTCGTCTTGCTGCAGCAAAGTTAGTTGAGGCGTTGGCTGCTTCAACTACCTCATCTCAGTTGCGATATCACTCGCTAGGCGATTAAAGACACTGAATACGATATTTATGTATTAAATTTAATATGTTATTAGATAAATATATAATATCATTAACTAATACCTAAACATCGCTAGAATAGAGTATGGCTAAAGGTAGTCATGTCACTCGCTAGGCGAATTAGTAGTGACTAAAATCGTTGACGCCATTAGTGTATCCACAGTATCGCACGTATGGTCACTATTCAGATGTAACGCTCTCTCTATGTACATCGCTAAGACTAACGCTCAACAAGTAGAAGCAGGAATGTATCAGGGTAAGTGGTGGATCGGTCAATACCGGCACGCTATGCCATACCCTCGCGATAACGTCTATAGACGCCTACGCATGGAGATGGGGCTCACACAAAGGCGTGCGGCTGCGTTATTCGGTATCAGTGAGCAGGCATGGCGCTATCGTGAACGCATGAAGCGCATGTACCACGTAGCCGAACTACTTGCTCTATTTGATGCGAGCGGCATGAGTCACAAGGACTTCTTTAAATTGCTTAATGATTGCGCTTAGTTACCACCATAGTGACTTATAAGTGAACTTATCGGTCAATTCCTATCCAGAGGTAACTGCTTGAAATCCCTGGCACAGTTTTTCAAAACCAAAACAAATTTGAAAACGAGCGAGGTACCGGTTACAGCTATATCCAACCTCCCATATAAATTTTCCCCACCCCTTCCCAAACAGAGTTCTACCTATGGAAACTGAAAACGAGACTGATTTGAAACAGAGTGAAGGAGCTGAGACGTCCCCTATTACGGCGGATGCTACCCCTTTACCAAACACTGTTCTGCCTGAGGTTTTACCTAAGCAGAGTCCGAGTCATGAGAAGTGTGAGCGGATAGGTGCTCAGATTAGGGATATGGCTAGAATGGGGTTAACGAAGGGTAATGTTGCTATAGCTGCGAGGATTAGCCCTTACTTGCTGGATAAGTATTATGCAGATGAGTTTGCCCAGGGTGAGGGTGAGATGCGCAAGGGGTTAGCGAGTGTTGCGATGGCTGAGGCTATGAGTGGCAATACGGCTATTTTGTTGCATCTTGTTAAGACTAAGCTCGGATGGAATGAGACTCAGTTGATTGAGCATAGTGGTGAGGTTAGGAGTGTGGTCAGTGCCAAACCGCTATCGAAGGAAGAGTTTATACAAAAGTTCCTCACCAACGAATAAGGTCTGGTATTTTAAGTGTCCAAATTGTAATAAACCTACTATATATGTCACACATCTGATGTATGGTGAGTGTGGTGGTAAGTGGTGTAAAGGTAGGTTGTATCTGCCTCACTATGAGATTACACAAGCTGAGTATGAGAGGGCATGGGGAAAAGAATGAGAGATCTTTTAGAGGATGTTGGTTCGTGGATTATTTACGCAATTATAACTGTTAGTTTTATAGGCGTATTTCTGTTTGCGATAGCGTTTGTTTTTCAATGGGTATCTAAATTAAAACCAGCGCAAAGTTGCATAATTGAATTTACTGACGGGTCAAAGGCACAGGAGACAGATTGCGATATGTATCGTGATGCTACCAATCTTGATTGCTCTGGAACTAATTACTCTATGTATGCGGTAAAGTCGTGGAGCTGTAAATGAGTAAGACACCTGAACAGTTGTGCAAAGAGTGGTGTAAAGAAAACCTTGATATAGCAACTCACGCCTATTGCTATGGAGCAGTAAACTTATCATTTCTCGCTGGCTACCAAGCCGCAAAGGATCAGTTTGCTGACACCAGCAAGGTGATGAACTCTCCGGAAGATCCGGATAGTTGCGAGCATATTCTCGACATGGAGAAAATGGTGGATGTGAATGGTTGGATTAGCGTGAAGGATAGACTGCCGGAGCACCTGGGGCTAATTGCCAACGAAGTAATTGTCTGCACTGAATATGAAGAAGTGAAAACAGCAGTTAGAAAAATGGACGGCTGGATAGATATAGAGAACAGGCTCGAAAAAAAGACTAGCTGGGTCACCCACTGGATGCCGCTACCTGAGCCGCCAAAGGAGAAAGTATGATTGATAGTGATACTAGAGTAGTTCAAATGGAAGCTATTCGCAGTTGGGTGTTTCAGGAAACGTCACGCATCCATCAGAACGAAGCCTTCCACTTTGCAATTTCAGAGAATTACAAGATGCTCATGGCCGGACGACTGCAAGCCCTTCAAGACTTTGAGGAGGCGATGGAGGGGAGGACGTGTTCGCTGGGGGAGTTGGCTGGGGTCGCTGGATATGAGCGGAAGGTGAACGATGGTCAACAGTAGAGCCAAAGGCGCAGCCGGAGAGCGCGAACTAGCCAACAGAATGATGGAACAGACGCGTAACCTAAATGATGTTAGTGACGCTGATTTAATGTCAGGCGTTACAGGCGTTTTTACGGCTAAATGGAACAAGTTTATGAATCCACCGCCGCACACAGGACATTATATCGTTGTGGTCAGAAGCTATGAGCCGGTAGTCGCTTTATACATTAAAGGAAATGGCTGGTACCTAGATCAAACTGACCATATTGGTTTAGAGGACCACATCCAGTATTGGATGGCCTTACCGGAAGCACCAAAGGATGGTATCTTGTGAGTGCGACTGGTTGTTTAATGGTAAGCGTTTTTGCTGTTTCCTGCTTCGGTGAACATTTACGGACTACTCAAAGATTAACAGCGTCAGAGGTCTGACAGTCGCAATTTTTTTATGGGTATTGAACACAGTCTAAAAGAGCCAGAGAACACCCGCCGTTGTCCTTATTGTAAACACGTAAGCACGGTATCGACTCAAGATGGTGATGACTTTTACTTCTATTGCCAAAACCCTCAATGCGAGGTTGAGCGTATTTATGGTGATAATGCCGTAATGGTAGGTGGCTTCGATGTTAAAAGATTCGGAAACTAGCGGTCACTGGAAGTGTCCTGAATGTGGTGGCTTATGGGACTTAGGTTCTAGTTACTGCCATGAGTGTGAACGAGAGTTTCACATTGAATTGTATGAACTTACCTGGCAAGAGTTTTGGGCTGAGTGTAACGAGTTAAAGAATGGATTATGAGTTACAGGCTAACGAGCAAATCGTATGGGCCCCACAACCTGGTCCTCAAGAGGCATTAGTTCATTGTCCTATAACGCTTGTAGGTTACGGTGGCGCACGAGGCGGTGGTAAAACGGATGGCGTTTTAGGTAAGTTCGCTATCAAACAGGAGCAACTAGGCAGTGACTTCAATGCGATATTTTTTCGAAAGGAGTTGCCTCAAGCGGATGACCTTATCGAAAGAGCCAAGCAAATCTATCTCCCCCTGCGGGCGCATTGGCAGGACCAGAAGAAGCAATTTACTTTCCCGTCTGGTGGGCGTCTCCGCTTTCGTCCTCTCGCCAATGATGCAGATGCTGAAAT